AAGATACCTGGGGGCTAGATCCAAAGACTAAAGTATATATAGAGAAAGATCCTGCCTACGTTGAGATTGAAGAAGAACGAAAAAAAGAAAAGCGCAAAAAAGACACTGAGCAAGGGCAGTACTATAGGGATCTATATTTGTTACAAGAATCCCGAAATGAAAAGCTAAAGAATGCGTGGAAAGCATCTCAGGAAGCCGAACGCCCAGGCATGGCTTATAGGATTGCTAGAGGGGGCATTACAGCCGACTATCATTCTAAGAAAGAACTCTTACGTGATCAAGCTGAAAGAAAAGGTTTGTTTCCTGACCGAGATCCAGAGACTCCGTTTCAACAGGTCGAGAATATATATAACGGATTATTGTGGGGACAGGATGCAGATGACAAAGATCTTTTTGAGAAGCTAATTACTAATCGTCCGTATACGCCTCTCGAAAATGAGTTGGGAGAAATGAATTGGCATGAACGAGAGCGCAGGCTAGACTATCTGAGAACCGAATATGGCGAACAGTATCTTGCCGATATGAAAGAATTAAGTCTAGTAAGACAGGACTTGCCTCCTGAAGAGCTTCAATATAGAAAGGATATGGATACTATCCAAAGTAAAGGATATTGGGATGTGGACAAGTGGTTGGCAGAAAGAGCAGATCGAGCCCTAATTGACGGCGGGTCTAATACAGGAGACTTTATAGTCCGCTCTCTTGCTAGATATAGAGAGCTAGAATCTATGGGACCTGGTAAAGAATCGGAAAAGAACGAATTTCTTAAGGACGCTCTTCTTTTAAGAAGACACGTATTAGATAAAGTTTCTTCACAAAGAAAGATAATGCGGTCCATAGATCAAGACCTAGAAGATTTAATTCAGAAGTATTATGATTATAAGCCAGTTGAAATTCCTAGATTCAGCTTAGTAACAAATTAAGGGAGGTTAAGGATGGTTAGTAAAAGCGAAGAAGCAGTGCAGGCACCGTTGCCAGATTCTTCTCCTGCTCCAGAACCGGAGCCGGATAATCCAATACTGGCGGAGATTGAGTCGTTAAACAATGCGCCTAGTGTAGACATCTCTTCTCCAGTAGAAGAAGAGGCCGTAGAAGAACCTGCGGCAGAGGAGCCAGAGGCTTCTGTTGTCCCAGAGCCAGTTACTCAGGCCCCACCAGAGGAAGAGGCACCGGCCAAAGAGGCAGAGCCTACACCCGAAGAGCCAAAAGAACCGGCTACTCCTCAGCTCACGACAGAGCAGGTCCAGCAACTCCAAAGACAGGCTGACGAATATGCGGCGTTGCAACAAAAAGCTGCGATACAAAAGGAAACCGAGCAGTATCAACGGCAGTTAGAGTCTCAGGGATATGAAGAGGAACAGGCTCAACAGGCGGCTCGAACATATATGGATAGCCGTCAGGCGCAACAGAACTTAATTCAAAAAGCAGACGAGTATAGTCAGCACCTTATGGGTAAAGTGGCAGCGGCAGAGCATTTCGCCCAGAAGTATAGCTTGCAAATGAATGATCTTGGCGCTTTAAGGCAAGCTGAAACGCCGGAAGTTATGGAAGAAATAGCCAAGCGAATGTCAGAAGATCGTAAGCTACGGGCTGAATTGGAACAGCTACGACAGGCACAGGTGCCAACGCAGCAGTTTGACAATTCTCAGGGAGAACCCCAGGTTGCGGCTAGTGACGATAGCTGGCTAGATAGGTATAATGCAGGAGATAGGTCGGCAAACGCTATGGCTGCGGCCAGGAAAAACTTGGGCCTAAGCTAAGACTAAAAGGAGGTCTAATATGGCACAGACAGCGACAACGGGTAATCTTGAGAGCGCACAGAGAATTATAATTGGAGCGGCTCGATATACTGAGGAGCATAATGCTCCTGCTATGGCCCTTATTGAGCAATTTACTTTGCCCAAAGGAGCGAAGCAGGTAACAGTGCCCAAAGTAGGGCAGATGACAATATCTGATCTTGCCGATGGTCAGGATATTATAGACGAGGAAGATATCGGTATGACCACGGTTGACCTAACAGCATCTGAAGTTGGTGCTAAGGTCATCTTGACGGATAAACTTGTTAGGCAGAGTGCTGATAATGTTTTCTCTATAGTGGGAAGACAGCTCGGTGATGCTATGGCACGTAAGAAAGATACCGACGTACATTCTTTGTACTCCGGTCTTAACGGCGGAACCACCCTTGGTGCTGCTGGGGCAACTTTTAGTTTAGCTAACGTAGCCGCATCTATTTCTTATGCCAAGGCAAACAAGTTTGGTTCCCAGCTATACATACTCCAGCATCCTAATGCGGTGTTTGACATTGCTAATACGGCAGTGACGGCATCGAGTACATACCCTGTACCAAAGGGATGGAGCGAGGACTTGCTGGGTGAGTTCTTTAGCGGGTTGCGGCCTCTTAATGGGGTTCCGATTTTCGAGGATGGAAACTTGTCTGTAGATAGCAGTGATGACGCTATAGGAGTTATAGCAGACAAGGGAGCGCTTGCAGTTCTAAAGAGTGTTGAGACGAGAACAGAGCGACAGAGGGATGCTTCTCTCCGAGCCACCGAACTCGTTATGACATCTGACTACGGCGTTTTTGAGTTGGATGACGACAGAGGGGCAGCAATGACTTATGATGCTGCTGCGATAACTACTTCTGCGTAGGTACGCTTGAATTCTGGAGGGTGATTTGGTAGCAATAACTGAAAGACAAGAACTGAGAAGGAAGCTGGTTGAGCAAGGATTTACTTGGGAGTTTATAGATGAACCTAATCCCAAGACAGTCATGTATCGTCATGCTCCTGGTGTGAATGTAGAGGGGGAAGTGGTTTTCCCAGTCGGGTCTATCTGGCCAGGAAAAACTACTACAGATGCGGGGTATATATTGAGTAAGGCGAAGATAGGGGTATTCCCGTTTCCGCCAAGTGAAGGACATGATTGTAAGTGGTGTGCGGCTAATAAGGTTGAAGTTGGCGACAGTGTCCAGATAGAAGAGCAAGAGTCGGTTCCTGAAGAGTCGATTCAATGTCAAAACTGTGACAAGACTCTGTCCGCCTTAACTAAGGCAGGCGCACTTTCTCAGTTGCGTGTCCATATGAAGGAACATGAAAAAGTTGCACAGTTGTAATGATTGGCCGAGGCTGTGTATAACGAATTCGTATCGGCTGGTCACAGGGTGTATAAGAAACCTGTAAACATAGGAGGTTAGTTATGTCTTTTAGTGCATTTCAAAGTGGAAGATACGGTTTTGAGAAACAGACCACATCGGCTAAGAAACAAGTCTATGGGGCTACGATGGCATTTCCAGACGGAAGGGTATTCCGCTATGTAGAGAATGGCGGAACCGCAATAGGAGAAGGGCTGGTTGTAGCCAGCGAGGCTCCCGCAGGAAACCATGACGAGGACCTAGTAGTAGCGACTAGCGGTGCTGCTGGTGGATTTACTATTGGAGTTACCGTCGGCGGTACTGCTGCCGCTAAAGACTTGTATGCAGAAGGATACTTATTCTCTAATTTGGCTTCTACAACGCCACATGAGATGTATAAGATTAAAGGTCATCCTGCAATAAGTTCTAGTGGAACCGGGACGATTACAATAGACGAGCCAGACGGATTCCAGACTGCTATTACGGCAGGCACGGATACTGTCGGCCTTATTAAGAGCCCTTATAAAGACATCGTAGTTGCTCCTGCGGCTGTTGCGGGACGATTTGTAGGTGTGACTTGTGCTGATCTTGAAGCTGACTATTTCGGTTGGATTCAAGTAGCAGGTATGGCTTCTGTTAAAATTGATGGCACTCCTGCGTTTGGTACGCTGGTTGGGGCAAGCTCAAACCATGCGGGACAATTACTAGCTGTTGGAGCGGATACTACTCCTGCTCTTGCCAGAATGCATGGCAAGGCTGGCGTAGACAACGAGTTCCATACAGTCATGTTGATGAACCTGTACTAGAATGATTTCAGGACTCTTGACCCCATCTGGCGTTACGCATACAGGCGCAGCCCAGGTGGGGCGCAACTCTGAAACAGGGGCTCCAATCTATAGATACCGCTTTCGAGTACACGATGATGTGACAAATCGAAAGCATGAGTTCCAGGTTCTTGTAGATGACGAGACATCAAAAGCTCAAGTCGAAGAGATGGTTGGGAACGCAATGGAGAGTTGGCTTATAGATGTGAGGATGCGGCACAGTAAGCCAGCCCCCACTCCTGAGCAGCGCAAGGAGATCGGAAAGATTCTAGACGATATAAGAATCAGATCTACTAAGCGTAAGGAGAGTTCCGGTAATAGGATCTATTATAGCGGCCTACGATAAGGAGGAATCATGGCTGATACACAAATAGTGATAACGGAGTCGGATCTTCAAACAATAATAACCCAGAAGGTAAACCAGTGTGTGAACTTAGAGGTTCAGGTAGCTGCTTTATCTAGGGTGTTACAAGAGAAAAGCGATAGAATAGTCGAGCTTGAAGGAAAATTAGTAAGCCTCAACGGTAAGGAGGCAGACAATGCCAAGAGTGGGGAAAAAGAAGTTTCCTTACACCCAAAGGGGTAAAAAGGCCGCCGCAACTTATGCTCGGAAGAAGAAAAAGAAAGTGCGTTAGAGCGGATATTAATTAACATGGGGTGCAGAAATGCCAGTAATTCAAGGACGCACCCGAGCCCAGTTACGCCAATCTGTTGGCTATAACCTCGGTGCGGTATATGTATCTTCGGCAAGTGGAAATGGTTCTACGACAACAATTGTCGATAATACCCTTATAGGGGGAGACGATAATCATATCGGCAAATGGGTTATCTTTAATGACGCATCTGCGGATACGGTAGAGACATCTAGGGTTTCGGACTATACGGCTTCGAGTACTACAGCTACAGTATCCCCGGCATTTGCTCAAGCTTCTGCTACTAGCGATACTTACGAGCTTTGGGATGATATATATGCCCCCGCTCGTATAGATGATTTCATTAACCAAGCTATCCTAGATGCTACCGGACACACTTACGATCCGGTAGAAAGCTTAGCTCTTCATTCTGACGGGAATACTCTTAGGTACGATATACCTTCGGGTTTCTCTATGATTCAGAATGTTTACTATAGATCTAAAGTGGATTTCACTAGACTCCATTCGTGCGCTGCTGCCTTTGACGAGACGGTAGATTCTGATTTCACAGTATCCCTAGACACTGAGGATAAAAAGCAAGGAGCCCAGAGCTGTAAGTTTGTTATTGCGGCTGGGGCCTCTGCTGGCGATATAGCTACTGACTCAATTACAAGTAAGGATATTAGCGGATACGACTATATAGAGTTCTGGATTAAGTCTACTGTAGCTACATCGGCAGGCAATCTAAAGATTCTATTAGACAATACAGCCAGTTGCGCTTCTCCTTTAGAGACGCTTTCGGTTCCTGCTTTATCAGCGGATACCTGGACGTTTTGCAGAGTTGCCTTGGCTAACCCAGAGACAGATACGGCCATTATATCCGTAGGGCTAGAATACGATTCAGATCTGGGTGCCTGTACCGTATGGCTTGATGACATCAGTGTAGTTAAGAACGACTCTGCACAGTGGGATAAGGTGCCTAGAAACTTATGGAAGATAGATAAACAAGAGTCAGATATTGTGCTAGACGATTATTTCAAAGGTCTAGCGAGTTACAACTTGCTTAAACTTGTGGGCGGAGATAAGCCCGCACTACTTACCACGGATTCAGCTACATCAGAGATTGACGAGCAGTACGTTATATCTCGGGCTACCGCCTTAGCCTTTGCGTCCGCTTCTGGTGGACCTAATACAGATCCCGACAACAAGAACAACATGGCCGGGTTCTGGATGGGAGTGTCTGCGGCTGCTCGTAGGGCTTTCCCTCTATTAACTGATGTGCGACTGGTGCAATAATGGCCTCTAAAGTAGTCGAGGCCAACGAAGTCTACCTTAATGGCGTTTATTACCCCTTAACCGCTCCTGTCCAAAGTGCGCTTGCCTCTATTTATCCGGGCAAGGTTGTGATAGGAGATACTAGCAAGGATTCCCAAACTCGAACTTCTATAGTTGCGTGGTCTGATTGGCGTGGCGGTATTGGCGTGGATCGCATGGAGTCTGCTGGGGACGTAAACCGTGCATGGTGGTCGGACTGCCAGTTAAGATATAAAAACCATCTGGTGTTAGGAAATCTAGCCAACCAGACAGATGCTATAGGACACGGGTTGGCTACGGCTGGAGACGGTACTGGAATAGCTGCTATAAACGAGTTCAAAGACAAGATATATGCCGTCTGGAACGGTTCTGCTGGACAAAGCCCTAAGATGTATGTGTATAACAATACGGAAAATTATTGGTGGGACGGCAGAACAGAAGACCAGGCAATAGGTGTCAGCGGCAGTGATAGCTTTGGAGTGCCGGACCAAGTAACTGACAGCTTGAATTTCAGGAACAGCACTAACAATTATTTAGTCTTAGCTCATTACGATGCTAATGGAAGCGGTTATAGTTACGCTACGGTGCCTAGCTACGATGGAAGTAATAATGCCAACTGGGCAAACGACGCAACGGATACTAAGTACCTAGCTGCTTG